ACTTTTAATGTGTTTAATACAGCAAGACCTGTGCTTTTAAGAATGAAAAGAGATATGAATAAATTAAGATTAGATGGATCATATCAAAATAATATAGAACCTCAAACATTTGCACAAGGTGGACCAGCTTATACACCTAACTTAGAAGAAGTAGATCAAACAGGTATAAATTTAAATGATTATTTAATACCAGAAATACAAACACCTCCATTACCATTACAACCAATGCCTAGTGCTCAAGTATTACAGCCTCAGGCACCAGGGAACATTATGGCTACAGGATTGACACCAGTTGAGAATGCTTTATTATCAGACGAAGAAAAACAAATTAGATTAAGACAACGAGGTTTAGCATAATGAATTATTTGGGCGGTTTGGTAGTCTCACACTATCGGGATTTTTTTGTGGTGGGGGCCACATTTTAATGGCTAAAAAAGACGAAGCACTTACGAGAATAGAATCACATGAAAAGCTGTGTAGAATTATGCAGAAACAAACTCACGATAAAATTAAATCTATTGAAGAACAAATCAAAAGAATTGAAAAAATAATGATAATATGCGCTGGCGTGTTACTTGCTGGTATGGCTAGTGTTATCTTAATGTTATTAGATAAAATCTAAATCCAATCTTTATAATCCTCACCCATAATCTGATTAGCAATATTTATCTTGCTACGAAGCGCTTTAACAATTCTATCATCAACAGTATCTTCAGAAATAATATCAATATAAGTCATAGGTTTTTCTTGACCAATACGATCTATTCTAGCTTCTGATTGTTGTCTCTTTTCTAAATCATAACCGTTTGAAAAATAAATCATTGTACTCGCAGCAGTCAATGTGATACCATAACCGCCCGTGTGAGTAGTTCCTACAAAAAATCTACACTTGTCATCATTCTGAAATTTCTTTATATTAGTTGATCTTTCTTCAGAAGTAGTTTGACCAAAATAATCAACAACAGAATCTTCGCCATAGACCCTTTTAATCTCACCTATAATTCTTCTTACATCATGAGTATAGTGGGACCATATAACAGCTTTGCCATGTACATTTTCTAATATGTCCATAAGCTCCGTCATTCTATTACAGGGAAGATCTTTTATTTCCCCATCATCAGGTGTGAAGTGACCACAAGTAATTTGATGTAGTCTCATTAATTGAGTCATAACCGTTGCAGAAGATAGGACTTTACCATCAAGATAAGCAATAGCTTCTTCTTTCATTTGTTTATAGACTTTCTTTTGTTCTTTAGTCATTTCAACAATATGTTTCATAAAAGTTTTTTTAGGTAAGTCTAAGCAATCATCTTTTAAAACTCTTTTAGAGAATGGTTGTATCTTTTCCGATAGCTCACCCAGGTTTCTATAACCAACAACTATTTCTACTTGTCTACCTTGTACCTGAATCTTTCTGGTTACTGCATAACGAGACTTGAATGTCCAGTATGAAGTATGCCCCAGGAGCCAGGGATCAAGAAACTCACACTGACTAAATAAATCTAAAGGTGATTTAGTAACAGGAGATCCTGTAAGTATTCTTCTGTATTTTGCATGTTCTCTCAATGCTAATATATTTTTAGTTCTATTAGAGGTAGGAGTCTTAATTGTTGTAGACTCATCGATTGCAATCATTGTGTTGTGACAAGATAAAAATTTATATGCAAATGCTGCACCATCACCTTTTGAAAAAGCTTCAACATTCATAAGTAATATATGTAATTCACTTCCTGTTTCAAATAAAGTATTTAAAAGCAGTTGTTGTTTTTTTGACTTGTCTGATGTCTTCCACAAAACCATTTTTTTAAAAATATGATCTGGTAAGTGTGTTGGTATTTCTGAGTCATACCAATTTTTATATACACCCTTAGGTGCAATGATTAATAATCCGTTTATCTTACCTTTATCATATAGCATTGCAGCATTATCCAAAAGAACTTTAGATTTACCCGTACCCATCTCCATGAAATAGGCAAAGTTTTCTTTGTCCCAAGAGTCTTGTAATGCATCAAGTTGATGCTTATATGGTTGTGTTTTAAATTTGTAATTCATAATTTATATATACCTTTACTTTTCTTTCTATTGGTGTATATAAGAATAGAAAGATATAAAGTCAATATGAAAATAGAAAAATATAATAATCAACAACATTACGTAAATGACACAACTAAATTAGCTAAAGTTTATTTAGTACAAGAAATTCCCACAGATAGACAAACAGGACAACCTAAGTTTGATTTAACTCCTGCTATTAAATATGGCGAAATTAAGACAATGTTTCCTAAACTAAAACAAATGCAGTTTTCACCAGGACCCTTAATTATTGAAATAAAAAATAGTTTAAAAAATCTTACATCCGATGATTATCTTTTATTATATGGTGATCCTGCTCTAATTGGAGTTGTATGTGCAGTTGCAAGTGATGTGACAAATGGTCGCTTTAAATTATTAAAGTGGGATAGAATACAAGCCTCTTATTTTCCAATAGAAATAAATTTATTTAACAAGTAGCCTTGACAAAGATTAATTTGTTTCTATATTACGAAACATGAAAGTTAATTTAAATAAAGGAGTTAAAAATGATAAATCTACGTGACGACGCACCCGATCAATTAAATGCAATTGATCCAACAAAATTATCTGAAGAGATAGAAAAATTAAATTCTATTACTGCACAGATATCAAATGTAGAGGCTAGTTTAAAAGAATTAAAGGAACAGGAAAAACAATTAAATAATTTTACTATTCCGGAAATTATGGAAAAGATGAATTTGAGTACATTAAAATTAAAAGATGGTTCAGAATTATCTGTTAAAAAAATTTATAGCGCCACTATGAAAGCTGATAAAAAAGCTCAGGCGATACAATGGCTTCGAAACAATGGCTTAGGTGATATTGTGAAAAATGAAATCACAGTTAACTTTGGTCAAGGCGAAGAAAACAAGGCTGCAGAATATGCTACCCTTGCAAAGGGTCAGGGCTATGAACCTTCTCAAAAAGAAGCAGTTCATGCCATGACTCTTAAAGTAACCATGGAAGATTGGAAGAACAAAGGTAACGAAGTTCCCGAAGATCTTTTTTGGACGTTTGATGGAAATCAGACAAAAATAAAAAATAAAAAATAAACTAATAACTATATATAGGAGTAAACATATATGAGTAATAATACAGATATGGTTCAAAAGAATAGTGCAGGTGCACTATCACCAGTAAGCCTAAGATCCGATGCAGGAAAAGGTACAGAGGAATTAAAATCCAGTGATAAATCAACTGTAATTTTAAAAATCCTTCACCAATTATCACCTGAGTGTAATACTAGAAACGCTAAATACGTTGAAGGTGCTAAACCTGGAATGATATATTCTGGCAGTATGGGTAGTTTAATTGATGGTGATAAAGGACTAGAAGTAGTTGTTTGTCATACTCACACTAGATATCCAGAATGGCAAGAAAGAGGCGATAGTGCAGCAGCACCTGTCGGCACTCACATCAATCCACCTGCAGACTCAGTAGAAGAAAAAAATGGTAAATACAGATTATCTAATGGTAATTACTGTGAAAAAACCATGTATTTTTTTGTACTGGCATTAATCAACGGTGAAACAAGAAGAGCAGTCATCACTATGAGATCATCTAATTTAACTCCAGGTAGAGAGTTAAATGATTTAATTGATAATCTTAGAATGGAAGACGCTCAAGGTTCATTTAAACCTGCAGCTTTTGCAGCAGTCTTTAATCTTAAAACAGTTGGTAAAAACTGGGGAGATAAAAGCTGGCATGTCTACAAACCTAGCAAGGTTAAAATGTTAGATGTTTCTAAGCCAGAAGATTTATCGATCTATGAAACTGCAAAAAAACTTCAAGAAGAAGCTTTTGCAGGTGCAGCAAAACCTAAGTATGAACAGGTTGCATCAACTAAAAGTAAAGAAGACATTATCTAGTTTCCCTTCTGGGAATGCTGGCCAAGCAGAGGCGCTGAAGGGAGACTGGAGGCGCCTTAAAAACAGGGATGGGAATGAAAGATTTTATAAAGTATTTTACAGGGTTAACACGTAATTATGGTGTCTGTAAAATAAACGAAGGATACATAGATCCTGAAACAGGAAAGAAAAAATTTAAACATGAATGGTCACAATTAAAAGTTACAGAAAAAGACTATGAAGATCATTTAACAGGAGTTAAATCAATTGGTATACAACCATGTACAGATGATGGCACTGCAAGATTCGGTGCGATAGATGTAGACAAGTATCCAATAGATAGAGAATTTTATTTAAAAATAATACAAGAAAAAAGTTTACCAATTATCCCTGTCCTGTCCAAAAGTGGTGGACTACATTTATATGTGTTCACCACTGAATTTGTAAAAGCAATAGAGATAAGACAGTTCTTAGAACAAATGCTCTATGTATTTAAACTAAACATTAAGACAGAGATATTTCCTAAACAAACAAACTTACGTTCTTCCGATGAAAAAGGTAATAGAGCAAATGGTAACTTTATAAATCTTCCATACAATGCAGATGGTCGAAGAGCATTAGCACCTGATGGAACTGAAATGTCTTTAGACATGTTTGTAAAATGTATTGAACTTAATTCAGTAAGTAAGAAACAATTAAAAGATATACAGGAAAAAATTATTTCAGATGAACTACAAGGTAGTGGTGAAGAGTTTAAAGATGGTCCACCTTGTCTTGGAGTTCTTACAAAAGAAATAATGACAGATGATAGAGATAGATTTTTATATAACTATATGGTCTTTGCTAAAAAGAAATACAAAGATAACTGGAAAGATAAGATAGTTGAAGCAGCTAGAAATTATTTTAAGTTTGATTCTAAGTGGACAGATGATCATGTTAAAACAAAAATTAAAAGTTGGGATAAAGAAACAAAAGGTTATCAATGTAATGGAGAACTACTATCACCAGTGTGTGTTAAACCAGTGTGTTTAAAAAGAAAATATGGAATTCTATCTGATGATAAACCTTTATGGCCTAGAATGTTTGCACTTCAAAAAATAAATTACAAACCCACACCAGAATGGAAGTTTACTGTTGAAGGAGAAGATGGGGAAACTGCACAAGTACATGCAAAAGATATTTACAAATTAGAGAGTCAGAAAGCAATAAGAGCATTGCTAATGGAACAAGCATTTATAGTTCCACCAAATCTAAAAGGTAATGACTTTATTGAAATAATGCAGCTTTTATTTGATAAAGAAAAAATAGAAACTATTGAACCAGTAGAAGGTACAAGTCCTATGGATATTTTATTGAAGAATCTGGAGAAATATATCTATGGACCGAAAGCTACAACATATAAATCATTTGAAAGTGGTAAACCTCTAATTGATGAAAAGTATGCATGGTTTGTTTATGATGAATTCTATTCTGATCTAAAAACTAGAGAATGGAAAACAGATCCACAAAGAACTTCTTACATGGTAAAAGAATTATTTAAAAGTGATGATAAAGATAAGAAAGCTTTGTTTAATAAACCAAAAAGATTTCCAGGTAAAGACAAAGATGATAAATACTTTCCACCAATAAAAGTTCTTAGAATACCTTTACACATTTTTGAAGAAAGAAAACAAGTACAAGAGATTGTAGACTTTGAAGATGAAGAGGATATTATTTAATGATATATAAAATATATGGTCCTCCTGGTACGGGTAAAACATATAGACTAATATCAAGAGCCAAAGCTTATGCAAGAGTAGGTACACCATTACATAAAATAGGTTATTTTGCATTTACTAAAAAAGCTGCAGGTGAAGCAAAAAAAAGAATGCCAGCAGAAAATAAAAAATTACCATACTTTCAAACACTTCATTCATTTGCATTTAATATTTTAGGACTAAAAGAAGAAGATGTAATGCAACCGTATCATTATGAAAGTTTTGGTAAAAAATTAAATGTAAAAGTAAAATACTATGACAGATATAACAAAGAAGAAACTTCTTTTTTAACTTGTGATAATCCCTACTTTCAATTGATACACAGAGCAATTAATAGATGCGTGGATATAAGAGAAGAGTTTGATCGTGGAGAACATGATTCAAAACAAGTTGATTGGATTACATTAGAGCATATTGCTCAAAACTTAATAGTTTATAAAGACAAGAAAAAATTAATTGACTTTAATGATATGATAGAAATGTTATTGGAGAAAGATAATAAAATTCCAGAGTTTGATACAGTATTTATTGATGAAGCTCAGGATCTATCACCATTACAATGGAAGCTTTACGACAAGCTAAAAGAAAAAAGTAAAGATATCTATCTTGCAGGAGACGATGACCAGGCTATCTTTGCCTGGGCTGGCGCTGATGTAAATAGATTTATTGGTGAGCCTGCAAAAGAAAAAGTATTACATAAGTCTAGAAGAATATCAAAAGCCATACAGGAACAATCACAAATGTGTATAGAAAACATTGTAGGTAATAGAAAAGAAAAGAAATATTATCCGAGAGACTACGAAGGAAACTGTGAAGAGATTGCTAACCTGGACCAGGTAGATTTAACTGAGGGTAAGTGGTTAATATTAACTAGAACAGTATCAAGGCTGTTAAAAATAGAAGAACAGTTGAAGAAGAAGAATTTATATTTTGAAAGTAATCGAGGAAAAAGCGTCAGGGTTCGGGCATACAATGCTATAAAAAATTATGAATTGTTACAAAATAATATTGAATTAGAAGAAAAAAATATAAAAGATATTAAAGAATATACAGGAACAGAAGAATTTAATTTAAAAAAAGATTGGTATGAAGCTTTTCAAAATATAGAACAAGAAGATAAAGATTATCTCTTAGGTTTAATTGAAGCAGGAGAAGATTTAAATAAACCTGCAAGAATTTGGACATCAACTATTCATTCTATTAAAGGTGGTGAACAAGATAATGTTATTCTATGTTTAGATATGGGGGATAAGATATTAAAAGCAATAAAGAAAAGTCAGGACAAAGATGATGAAGAGCATAGAGTTTGGTACGTAGGAGTCACTCGTGCAAAAAACAATCTATATAAACTAAAAGCAAGAATAAAAGCGAAAGGATATAAATTATGACAGATAGTAGTATATTTGAAAGTGCTAAAGGACCACAAGAAAAACAAATTGGAGGATCACATTATAAAAAATTTCATATTCAACCATATGAATTTATATCAAAGAATGATCTTTCTTTTTTTCAAGGTAATGTTATAAAGTATGTGTGTCGATATAAGAACAAGGCGGGCATACAAGATCTTGAGAAAATAATTCATTACTGTGAATTACAAATTAAAACAATGAAAGACATGGGTAAAAAGAAATGAAATGTTTCTATTGTAATGCAGAAGTAAGATGGAATAATGATTTTGATACGGAAGATACTTATCCAGATTCAAATCATAATATTGTAAGTATGTATAACTGTGATGAATGTGATACTTGGTATGAAGTATTTCATCAGAAAAAAAAGGAAGAAAAATGATATTACCACAAACAGAATGGATACAGCCAAAACAATTTCCAGATTTATCTAAGTATGATGAAATAGCAATTGACTTAGAGACACGTGATCCAAACCTAAAGAAACTAGGTTCAGGAGCCATCATTGGAGTTGGTGAGATTGTAGGCATAGCTGTAGCTGTAAAAAGTTGGAAAGCTTATTATCCAATTGCTCATGAAGAAGGACCTAACATGGATCGTAAACAAGTTTTAGATTGGTTTACAGATGTGTGTGCATTACCTTCTAAAAAAGTATTTCATAATGCAATGTATGACGTATGTTGGATACGTAAATTAGGTATAAAAATCAATGGTTTAATTATAGATACTATGATTGCAGCCAGTCTTATAGATGAAAATAGATTTTCTTACACATTAAATACTTTGTCTTGGGCTTTTTTAAAAAAAGGTAAGAATGAATCAAAATTAATTCAAGCTGCAAAGTCAAGAGGATTAGATCCTAAAGCTGATATGTGGAGATTACCTGCTATGGAAGTTGGAGAGTATGCTGAAGCGGACGCTGAACTTACTTTAGAACTGTGGCAATATTTTAAAAAGATAATTGAAGAACAACAACTACAAAATATTTTTAATCTTGAAACGGATCTTTTTCCTTGTCTGGTTGATATGCGATTTCTTGGGGTGAGAGTGGACGTTGAAAAAGCTCATAAATTGAAGCAACAATTAGCAGTGCAAGAAGAAATGTTACTCCTACAAATAAAAAAAGAATGTAACCAAGAAGTTCAACTATGGGCAGCAGCAAGTATTGCCAAAGCTTTTGACAACTTAAATTTAAAATATGAACTAACTGCAAAAACAAAAACACCTTCTTTCACTAAAAACTTTATTACAAACCATAAACATCCTGTAGTTCAGATGATAGCAGAAGCTAGAAAAATAAACAAGGTTAGAACAACTTTTATTGATACCATTATTGATCACGAACATTGTGGTAGAATACACGCAGGTATTAATCAGATTCGTTCTGATGATGGCGGTACAGTTACTGGAAGATTTAGTTATTCTAATCCTAATTTACAGCAGATACCAGCCAGGGATCCGGTAACAGGCCCCATGATTAGATCATTATTTATACCAGAAGAAAACTGCAAGTGGGGTTGTTTTGATTACTCGCAACAGGAACCAAGGTTAGTTGCACACTATGCATTACGTTATGAATTACCCTCTGTAAATACAATTGCAGATTCATATGATTCAGATCCATCGACAGACTTTCACAAGATAGTTGCAGAGATGGCAGAAATTCCTAGAACAGAAGCTAAAACAATTAATCTTGGATTGTTTTATGGTATGGGTAAAGCAAAACTTCAAGCAGAGTTGGGTGTTACAAAAGAAAAAGCAGACGAATTATTTGATAAATATCATAGCAAAGTTCCATTTGTAAAACAACTAATGAATAAAGCTATGAGAGCCGCAGAGAATAAAGGTCAGATAAAAACATTACTGGGTAGACGTTGTCGTTTTCCTAAATACGAACCTATACTAAAAGGTAGAGACTGGGGTAAGTATGTGCCAGCAGAAGATGAAGAAAGAATGCTTCAACTTCAAAACATGGGTGAATGGTTGAAAGATGATGATGGTGAATTTATTTTAGATGATAAAACAAAAGAGAAGAAAACAAATTATTGGCATAAAAATGATAAGCGTAGAGCATTTACTTATAAATCTTTAAATAAATTAATTCAAGGTAGTGCAGCTGATATGACTAAACAAGCTATGGTGAAACTTCACGAAGAAGGGATACTAGCTCACATACAAGTACATGATGAATTAGATTTTTCTATTGAATCAAAACAACAAGCTGATAAAATAAAAGATATTATGATCCACGCAGTAGACCTAGAAGTTCCAAACAAGGTAGATGACGAATATGGTCCGAACTGGGGTGAAATAAAATAATGTACTATGTCTTATTTAAATGCTAACATACCGCCAATTTATTGTAAAATACGGAAGGAGTATCTTTATGATCTTAAAAAAAATAAAGGACAGTCTGGTGACTGTGTTATCTTTGGTCTTAGCTCTATTTCAGGTCGTGCAATCTTATTCCATTGCATGTTACCAAATGGTGCGGTCTTTTATAGATTACCTATTTCAGCCTTCTTTCAAAAAGAATTTGAAAGAAAAGACGTGCCTGATATGCGAGTGGATCAACTCGAACTGTGGAACTGCTTTAGTTATTATCCTAGTGTCCATTGTTTTGATTGGTTGGCTGGTATAGACGGAAAATATATTGGTAAAGATAAAAAATTTTATCCAGGTCAATACTTATTTACTGTTGACTGGGCGCATCCAGAGACTAATATACTAAATACGGAACATTCTGAAATTCCGCAAGAGCACAAGTGTGCACACATAATGGCATTAAAAAATGGTAATTATGCAGCGCAGCCAAACAACAGAATCATTTGGCATGTGAACAGTTATACTACAGATAATGATTGGCCCGATTATAGTGTGCAAAATACATACTGGGACTGTGAAGGATCTGATTGGATAACAGAAGATTCTGATAAAATGTTTTATGATATTGAGGAGAAAAAATGATTTGTATTGAATGTGAACACGTTTGTCATTGTGGAGATAAGTGTCCAGGATTACCAGAAGAAGGTGGTTGTGGATGTTTAACTTGCATACATCCAAATAGTTGGTGGAAAAAATTAATATTCTGGAGATAAATGTTAAATGAATATCGCAGAATTATTCAAGAAAAACATAGTGATGGTGCCAGTAGTGGCTTCTTTAGTGGTAGGGACCTTTACCGGAGTTAGATACATTGTATCTTTAACAGAGACTATCAATAAGAATAAAGCAGAGATTACCATCATAAACGACACCCATTTACTTAATTTTAAAACCTATATTGGACAGTTGAATACTAATCAAAATGAATTATTATTAATGATTGAAAAAGATAAGGGTAATAGAATTGTATCTGATGATAAAATGAAAACTATGGAAGAAAAGATAAATCAAATGGAGCAAGATTTTAAAAATTTTTTAATAATGCGTAGTCAATTAAGTGGAGATAATTAATATGGAGTGTGCCAGTATGAATTATTATTTTACCGGAATAATTATTATTGCATTTGTTATATTAACATTTTTAGTAGCGCCAGTATGAAAATATCAGAGAATACATCGATAAGTATGCCAATGAAAAATATGTTAGCAATTATTGCTGGTGTAGCCATGGGTGTGTTTGCGTACACAGAAGTGACTAGCAGGCTAACATCACTAGAGACATCAAGAGAATTGTTTCAAGCAGACTTACTCAAGAAGTCAGAACAACTGCCCACGGATCAAGAACAATACATGTTGATAGAAGATTTGTACAAGACAACAGAGAAGTTAGAGATAACTCAAGAACAAAACATGACGAACAAGGTTAATATAGAATTCTTAAAAGCACAATTAGAAAAAGCGTTGGCTGATGTAGAACAATTAAAAGATAAGGTTAGAGCAAACGGTAATGGGACACACTAATGGAAATTGTTATAGCTTTACTTATGATTGTTAATGGAGAAATAATAGAACACAGAATACAAGAATCAATGTCAAACTGTTTGAAAGGAAAAAGAATTGCTATGCGTTCTACTACAGGAAGTAATGTAGAATATCACTGTTTAAAATCAAAAGCAGAAACAGAAATATACATGGGTGAAAAATCAATTGTTAAATTAATATTAAAATAGGAAAAATTATGGATTTAAGTAGACACTTTACACTTGAAGAGATGACTAAAAGTATGACGGCCACACGTAAAGGTATAGATAATACACCTGGACCTGGAGAAATAAAAAACTTAGGTGATCTTTGTTATGAAGTTTTAGAACCACTACGTGCGCATTTTGACAAGCCAGTAACCATTACCAGCGGCTATCGTTCAGAGGCGTTGTGTGAAGCGATTGGCAGCAAAAAAACATCGCAGCACGCGCTGGGCCAGGCGGTCGACTTAGAAATATTTGGCGTGCCTAACATTAAGGTAGCCTACTGGTTACAAAATAACGTAGATTTTGATCAGCTGATTATGGAATTTTTTGACAAAGATGATCCTGCAGGAGGATGGATACATATTAGTTATCACGAAACAGACTCAAACAGAAAACAGGTATTGACCTTTGACGGGAAAAAATATACTGAAGGTTTACCCGATATGAAATGGGAAAAAGGAAAGGTTGTTGGATGAGTATAATAGATGATAAAACTATAAAGTTATTTAATAAAATTGATACAGTAGTGGGTCATTGTGAAGAGTGTGGTGATGAAACTATTTTAGTTGCTCTTGTACAAGAGTTTTACAGATGCACTGGATGTGGTGCTGATACCAAGCAGCATGTCAATGGAAGAATAAGATACATGCAATTGTCTGAAAATGACATAAATTTTATAAAAAATAATGGCACGGCAAAGCTTTAAATTTTTTACACCTCGAGACAAGCCTAAAAAACGTGGAGCTCGCCACCATAAAAAAAATAAAAATAAAAGTGAGAAACGTCAACAAAAACAACGAAGATACAAGGGACAGGGTTAGTTACTTAAGACTCTACCCCAGGAGACTTAGGTGGTTCAGGCTCAGTCATTTTTTCGCAAATAAATTTTGGATAAAGCTCCATAGTTTCTACTACATTAGCTCCAAATAAATTACCATCATATAGAATAGAATAAGACTCCCCTAATCCTTTTTGTACACAACCATAGTGTGTGTTATAAAATCTATCGTAGGCATGTTTATCGTGTGGCACTTCAGCACATTGTTGAGTAATTACTGAACAAACGTATATTGTTAAAAAAAACTTCATTGACTTCCTTGTAAAAAAATATAAAAATCCTATATATTAAATATAAAGTTAGTAAGGATACAGTAATGACAGACATAAGTAAATATAAATCAGTCGCACTTTCACACGAAGCGTGTGAAAAATTAGATAAGATTTGTGTAGCAATAGTGCCGACAGTAAAAGTATCTAGAGCAAAAGCTCTAGAATTAATAATCAACGAGAAGGTAATAAAATTAAATGGTAAATTACGGAACAAAAGCGGTTGATATTTATCAATCAGGAATAAAAGACCCAGTAAAATCTTTATGGAGAAATGTGTTAGTAGTTGCAATAGAAGACGCCATAAAAGCATGTGTAATGAAATATAAATACAAAGCAGATGTGACATTTCATGATCTGTTATATATTACAGAACCAAATCAAGATTTTGCCACAATTTGCCATTATGCTGATTTGGACCACAATTTAGTAAGAAAAAAAGTTGGTTTAACATTTAAAAAGATAGAGGAAAGTTATGCAGAAGGTAATATGTCAGACGTGCAGGGGCAATGGTTACATAAAGGTAATAGGTATGAACGAGCAACAAGAATCAATAATACGCTTAATCGAACAATGCAGGGAGTGTAATTCACAAGGCGAAATAGAGGAGAAAAATGTCATTAAGAAATGCAATAGTTAACGCACTTGAAACAAGATACGAGGCTCAAATAGCTGAGGCTCAAGCTACTATTAAAATATATATGGAAAGTTCTGTAGGTATTGGTGAACATCCACAACATATTGATGAAGTAGATAAACAATTACAAAAAATAGCAGAGGCTGAAGAAAAGTTAGTATCTCTTCAGAGTTTTAAGTTATAAAGCATGGCAGAACAACAAAAAATACAAATAGATAAATTTAAAAAAGAAAGAGCAAAAGAAATTTTAAAAAGAATGACACCTGAACAACAAGAACAACTTACTTCACCTCAAGGGAAATTTAAAAATTTAACTTTGTTAAATGATATTATTGAGTCTGAAATTTTAGAAAAATTATCAAAGAAAAATAATGTAGATAAAAATAAATTAATAAAATTTTTTGAAAAAAAAGTAAGAGAAAATACCAATATTATTAATTATAATTTGGGATCATCTTTCAATAAACATAATAATTTTATTGATTTTAAATCATATGTTCTTCAAGGTTTTATTGATCAAGGTATAGAATCCGGTATACAAGACATTGGAAGCATATCTACCGAAGAGATTGATTATTCCATAGTTAAAGATACAAAGTCAAATAAATATGGACGTTTATTAGAACCCTACAAAGATGGTTTTTTAATTGTATTAGATGAAAATCCTAAAGGTCCTAAATTTTTTAGCACATACAAAGCTCAAAGTGAGCAACACATGAATATATTAACTCCAGTAATGCGTATTTTAGAAACTAGTTTCTATATTAATTATGAAATAGCTAAACTTTCTGAAAAATATATTGAAGATGGAGTGACGCTATACATAGTTTACACTAAAGCTCATAAAAACCAAGCTTTTGTAATACCTTTAAATAAAAACAAAGATTTTATTAACAATTTTAAAATTTGTATTGAACAAGGAGAAAAAGAAGATAACAAAAAATCATTACAAATTTACGAGTCTTTACCATCTGACATGATTGAAAGAGTTGCAAAGATGAATGGCATTTTTGAAGTATTTAACATGTTGGAGGATGATCAAAATATCAACATAAGTGATGGTGCAAAAGATTTTCAAAAAGAAAAGATGAACTCAATTAGTAATTTAGATCTATTGAAAGCTGGATACACTTTTTCTTTTGTTGAAAAATTTACAACGATAATTCAATTTATTGAAACGTTAATTAAAACTGAAAAACAAGAAATAGATACTGAAAAAAACGGAGCTGCTTCAACTCTTTTAAAAAGTTTTAAAAATCTTAAAACTAAAGAAATATCTAAACTTTTAATGAGTAATTTAAATGATGAGTATTTAATGGCAAATAATTATATTAAAGATGCTAAATCTATTCTTTATTCTAAAAGATATACTAGTATGGTTGATTCGAGTCCTAACAAAATTAAATTTACGTTAAATGATTTTTTAGAAAACTTCATAGATTTGTATTATATGCATCGATATACAAAATTTGGTACGGAACTTAAATCAATTGGTCTTATTGACTGGAAAAATGCTACACAAATAGACTGTTTGTATTATTGGAAACATTCTGATTTGTTTCATAAATCTTTAGATCAAATTGCTCCAGCTGATTTCCCTCTGTTTTTAGAAAAAGGTAAAGTATTTAATAATAATGATTTGGGAAAACATATTGATGAATATAGAACTGCTCCTGGATTAAAGGTTAGATGTAATGAAAATTATAATTTAGATACTGGTGTAAAAGAAAAAGTTTCTTTAATTTTAAATGAGGCCATGAGTCAGGAAACAGGGTTATTAATTCCTTACAATGCCTGCGTTGAGTTAGAAGATCCTGTGTTCAAATATGCAAGATTTATTGAGAGTGATAACTATATTCATATTTTTTTACATGATGACAATGATCGATATGTCTCTGAATTGTTTTGTAAGGAAGAAGATGAGTTTAGGTATTGGTTAGTTAATCGAAGACAGATTTTTGATGAAGATGATAACTTAACTAATACCTTTAATCATTTGTACGTGAAGCTAGCATCATGCATCAGGGATTGGAAGGTATTGATTGAAAGAGATCGAACCATGAATTTTAGAGGCCGTCGTGTGCCTACAGGTGTTAAGACTACACAACCTAGATATATTTATTTACCTAGAGTTAGATACAAAACTAATCCTGACCGTGAACAAGTAAGTAGAGAAAAAGTTTTCTACAGCGAAAGTCGTAAGTTTTTTGGAGAACGTAGAGCTCATATTAGAAGGCTGCCACAAGGTATGAAGCCTTCAAAGACTCAGTTAGTTATTGCGCAGCATAACAATATAACAATACCAGACAATCATACTTATGTAAAAGAATCTATCTGGGGCAAATCTAAAATGAATCAAAGACAGATTAAATATAGAACCAAGTCTTTAAATGGTCTTTTGTACATAACTAATGATTCAATTAATCATCATAAACAAATATCTGAGATGTCTCCTGCAGGGTTTGAAGAATACTGTGGTGAATACATTAAAAAATTAGGTTATGAAGTCTATAAAAGAAATAATTACGACGGCGGTATAGATATTAGGGGTATTAAAAAGGACGGCTCACGTTTGTTTGCTCAATGTAAACATCCTCTTGAGTCTGGAAATCCAGTAGGTCCTGAGGTAGTAACCCAATTAAAAGGTTCTACTGATCTTGAAAGAAAAAGTATAGAAGATTGTGATATTGAAATGATGGTAATAACTAGCACTAGATACACTCATGGAGCGGCTAAAGCAGCTGAATCTTTAAACATTAAACTAGTGAGAACCGATGAAATGGAATAAACAATTTAACTACCCAACTTCAACAAGATCCCTGATTAATGATCAAAGGCATTATGATGTGGGAACGAAGGAAAAATTACCAAGTGTTACGACTATATTGCAAGCTACACAAAGCGATGAAAAAAAGGCAATATTGGCTAAATGGAGGCAGAATGTTGGCGAAAATAAGGCAGAGTTTATTAAGAATGATGCAGCGGAGCGTGGTACAATCATGCATAGGATCTTAGAAGGCTATTTGCTGGACCAAAGGCATGCTGATTTAAGTGATCAAGGGCAACTTGCAGGGGTAATGGCCGACAAGATTATAGAATCAGGCATCAGGGGTCATTTAGATGAGATATGGGGTTCGGAGATCACTGTATACTATCCAGGGCTATATGCTGGAGCTACAGATTGTGTTGGTGTTTATGATGGTCAACCAGCTATTATTGACTTCAAACAGTCTAACAAGCCTAAAAGAAAAGAGTGGATTGAGGACTATTTTGTGCAACTGGCAGCATACGCCATGGCTCATAACTATGTTTATGACACAAAGATACAGTCTGGAATCATTCTAATGTGCACCAAAGATAAGTTATTTCAAAAATTTGAGATAAAAAACAAGGAATTTCAACGTTTTTCATGGGAATGGTTAAGAAGAGTTGACCTATTTAAAAATGTA